TTTTGCCCTTGGCTATGTTTTTGGCGTGTCGTGCTTGGAAGGATGCCCGCCTGGCTTTGTCTGCTGCTGATTCTCCTTTTTGGGGTGGTGAGCCAGTTACGCCCTGCTGACCGAAGCGAATGAGGCGTACCACGTTGCCCTCTTTGGCGAGGACTGCGTGGGATTTGTTGGGGTGGTTGGGGGTGCGCTTGGGTTTGTTGTAGCCCTCGAAGGTTTCGCCTCGGTATTCAATCGTCATCGTCGTCTTCCTCGTCGTCGGGGTCGTTGATGGGCACCAGCACTTCGATGCCGTGGGCAAGCATTGTGACGAAGCCGCCCAGAGTTTCGGGGAGGGAAGGGGTTTTGAAGGCGAAGGTGGCGTGCGTGAGGCCGTCTTCGGCGTCGATTTCGACGTGGATGCAGCCCCCGGTGATGGTTTGGATGGCCATTAGCGGCTGATTTCCTCCCAGTCCATAGATGCGTGGACACTACAGGTTGATGTGCTGCCTGTCATGACGAGGCTTAATTCGGAGGGGGTGCTGGTGAGGCCGTCGCGCTCCAGCTGGAATTTGAAGAGGGCTTCTTTGAGGATGTCGATGGTGGGGGAGCTTTGGGTGGAGGCGCTGAAATAGCCTTGGGCGAGGATGCGGCCGCCGGCGGTAGATGTGCCGGTGATGTTGTATTCGACGGAGGAGTTGGCGCCGGCGCTGACCCAGGCGCCGCCGGTTGTGGTGGGGCTGGCGACGACGCGCCAGTTGTAGTTGGTGTTGGTGGTGACGCCGAGGAGGGAGATGGCGGTGAGGATGACGATGGCGTCGAGGGTGGTGGATTTCAGGCGGAGGGAGACGATTGGGTAGTAGGTGCCGATGGTGGCGAGGCTTGTGGGGGTGTTGATGGGGGTGCCGATGGCTTGCTGGAGGCCGCGCAGTTCGTAGCCGCCTTCAGAAAGGACCGTGGAACAGACTTGTTTGAGGGTGCTGGCGCTGGCGGTGGCGGCGGTGTTGGTGATTTCGTAGCGGAGGGGGAGGGAGGCGGTGGTGATGTAGGTGGAGGTGATGATGTTGGCGTGGTGGAAGGAGTGGCAGTGGATGAATTTGCCGTTGATGACGAAACCCATGCGGACTGTGCCAAGGCCCAGCCACTCAATGTCCATCCAGAGGATTTGGGCTTTGGTGAGGTCGAGGGTGAGGTTGGAGGGGCCGGTGCCGTTGAGGGGGTCGATGTTCCAGTCGGATTGGGCGACGCGAGTTTCGGCTAGAGAGCCGGTGGAGGAGCTGCGTTCGACGAAGGAGAGGGTGGTGTTGTCCAGCTCCAGGTACATGCCGTTGGCGGCGCCGTAGTAGCCGATGCGCTGGCGGAGGTTGGTTTTGGCGGCGTTGAGGGTGAAGGTGGACATCACCAGCAGGGATTTGCCCGGCTGGTAGGAGAAGCATTTGGTGGTTTCGCGGATGACCGAGGAACCGGAGGCTGTGGTTACGGCGAGGTTGACCAGGCCGGCGTCGGCGTCAAAAGTTGAGGTGCCGCCGGTTGCGGTGGAGGTGCTCCAGAGGCCGTTGTCGCGGTAGCGGTGGCTGGAGTCGAAAAGGGTGAGGGGGCTGGACGTGCGGATGCGGCCGAAGGCGTCGGTGGCTCCAGCAGAAGATGCGGCGCCGCCGGTGGAGGTGCCGAAGGGGTAGGGGGTGGTGACGGAGGTGGAGTGGAGGAGTTGCATCGGGGCCTCGATGTAAAGAATTGAGGCTATTTCTTGGGCTTTTTGGCGGTTTTGGCCGATGCCTTGAAGGCGGCGGCGGTGGGGGCGCCTTTAGAGCCAGGCTTACGCATGGTTTCGCCGCTGCCGGCTGCGATGCGCTTGCGTTTGGCCGCAATGTTGGCGTAAAGACCGCGCTTAGCCATCACTTTTTACCTTTCTTGGCGGGTTTTTTCTTCATGCCGGCTTCGGACATGGCGATGGCGATGGCTTGCGTGCGGGATTTGACCGCGGGGCCTTCTTTGCTGCCCGAGCGGAGTTCGCCTTTGCTGTATTTACGCATCACTTTGGAGACTTTTTTCTGGGCCTTGGTGGGTTTTTTAGCTGCCATGGCCAGATCAGAGGCTACATATAAGTCTAGGCGTGCTAGGATCTACAGTGAATCTGCGCTTGTCATGCCAAAACCCCTTCCGCCGCAAGGTATTTTGCAGGAATGCTTGGAGTACGACCCCGAAAACGGAGAACTGATATGGCTTATGCCGGATCCGCAGTCACGTGTTCGACCGGGCACGTTTTTCGGTACAAAAACATCGGTAACGTCTGGGTCAAACAGTACCAAGCATTACTACGCGGGTAGGTTTCATACGGTTACTTACTACGCACATAGGTTGATTTGGATGTATATGACGGGAGAAGATCCAGGGGAGTTGATGGTTGATCACATAAACGGTAACGGTTTGGATAATAGGTGGAAGAATCTGCGGACAGTTAAACGGGGACAGAATACTGCTAATCAAAAAGGGCACAGAAGGAGACGTTCGCCTTACAAGCATGTGTATAGACGCGGACTTAAGTGGATTGGGCAGGTACGACGCAACGGAAGGTTGTACTCGACGGCGGCTTTTGTCACGGCAGAGGAGGCAAAGTGCGCGGTAGAAATGATTATTACCAGACTCGATAGTTAGTTTTACCCATGTTCTCAGGTTTGGCGAGGTTAAATACTTGCAGACACATATATCCCAAGGCATCGAATGCGTGATCAACCCCAAGATTTTTATTGGGGAGGCCGGTGTTGGGCGCATAAGTGAGGGTACGGAGAGATTTTATCAACTCTTTACACTTGGGGCTAATGCGGATGCGGCGGTTGCCTGCTGCATCCAGTAGGCCCATGTTTACGGCATTGATCTTGTCGCGGATTTTCCAGGGGGCTCGGGGACTGGAGACGGTGAAGCCGGATTTGCGGAGGATGGAGTGGTCGGTTTGACCCACGCCGGAGGTTTTGCGGGCGCCGCCGGTGGGGTCGGGGCAGCTGATGATGCGACGTTCGACTCCGAACTTCTGCTGTACGACTTCGCAGAAATCCCAGGTCGTAGCGCCGCCCGTGAGGATGATCTCGTCAAATACCCAGAGTTCGTCGCCTTTTTTGACGGCGCAGATCCCGGCCATGAAGTCGACGTTGAAGTCCAAGCCGATGAGCAGCGGGAGTATCGGGAGGTCTTGGACGATTTTGTCGATGTTGTCGTCGGAGAAGGAGATGGCGACGAGGCCGGAGAGGTTCTCGAAGCTGGCTTCAAATTCTTGGCGGAAGGTGCGGGCGTCGAGTTGGGCGCGGGCGGCTTCGATTTCCTCTGGTGGGACGTTATCGCCTTCGATGGTGGTGAATTGCCAGCGCTGCCAGTCCGTGTCGCCCTCTTCGCAGTAGCACCAGAGGTCGTAGAACCAGCTGGCGGTGCCGTCCGGGGTGGAAATGAAGAGGGCCCAGCCCTGTTTGTCGGCTAGGGCGGGGCGGATGACCTCGAACCAGACCTCGGAGTCCATGAAGGCGGCTTCGTCGAGCACCACGCCAGCCAAACTGCGGCCGCGCAGGGCCATGGCGTTCTCGGTGCCCTTGAGTTCGATTGTTGAGCCGTTAACTAACTCGATTTTGAGGTCGGTTTCGTTTTTGGATTTGATCCAGGCTTTGGGAACGAGCTTTTTGAGGACTTTCCAGGCGATGTCTTTCGCCATTCGGTAGGTCGGGGCGGCGTAGAAGAAGGTTTCGCCGGGGCGTTCGATTGCTCCACGCAGCAATTCGATGCAGGAGAGGTAGCTTTTACCGAAGCGGCGGCCGGCAACTAGGACGCGGAAGCGCTTGCGGCTGGAGAAAACTTGCCCTTGGGCGTAGCGGAGGGAGAGTGTTCCAGCCGTTTCGGGCATTTTTGTGGGGGAGGGTACCTTCTAGGGTATTACAGGAATTGAACCCCTACCCCCGGTGTGTAACAGAGGAAGGAATTGAGAATGTGTCAGTAGGTTCCCTGAGCAGCGACACGCGCCACCGACCGCCGGACCCTACCCCTGGTAGTGCGTCCGTACTAAACCGGCCTGGCGTCAGGCCGTGAGCAGTCGCCGGACGGTGGAGCGACTGCAGCCGAGCCGATCAGCGATAGCCTGCTGCGTCAGGCCAGCGCGACGCCAGCGCCTGGCACGTTGCTGCCGAGATTCCGAAGCCCAGCAGATTACCAGCAGCGGCAGGAGGATCAGCGCCAGCAGCAGAGCGGCGAGTGTGGTTGTGTTTGCCATGGTGAGGCGATGCGGTGGAAAGGGATGGGCCGGGATCGCCGGCCCGTGGTTGGGATCAGCCCAAGGTCCGGGCGAGGCGCACAAGACGCCAGAGCTCCTCTATGTCGGCAGGACCGCGTGTACAGTCGGCGCCGATGCGAGCCGCAAGAGCGGCGACGCCTTGGGTGAGATCGGATTGCGCTTTGGCTTTGGCAAGCCAGTTGGCGTTGATCGTTTCGAGATTGGCCATGGTTTGGCGCTGAGATTGTTTACCCTCTAACAATAGAGACGACAGAGCGCAGCCGCTGTTCGCCGTGATACAGACTTAACATCTGTTCACAATCTCAGCGACCGCTCACCAGCAGACGGCAATAGTCCGCGGACTTGAGCCTGGCGAGACAGGAGCGGTAGCTGCCGTCGCTCTGTTTCGCCAGATCCAGAGCGTAGAGAGACAGCACCAGAGCGGCCGACATTACGGCGACCGTGAACGGGAGTGGACGGGACAGGAAACGGAGCATGGGAGGATTCCCCGAAGTGCTCCCGTATTGTTGCACAGCAGAGCGCCGTGTCAATCTGCCTGGCGTTTGTCGTCGATCTCCACTCGCAGGATGGGAGCGGCTGTGGCTTGCTGCTCTGGTGCTGCCTCACCGATCACAGCGCCCATGTCTTTCAGCAGCATCGCCACAGTCTGCAGCTGGCCTTTGCCTAGCGCTTTTTTCACCGTTGCCAGGCGCAGCGCTTGGATTTGGTTCAGCAGGTCGCCACGTGTTGCAATTTGTTCCGTCTTTAGGAGTTCGGTAGCGCGGCTATAGTCTTCGTCTGCCGTTCTCTGGGACACGTTGAAGCGATCTGCCAGCTTCTGGGTAATCTGCCGCCGCGTGCCGCCGTTTAGAATTTCCGCGTAACACCAATTAGCCCTCTCCTCTACGCGTACGCTGCAACCCTTACCACCGCGCCAACGCTTCGACTCATCATTGCCCACAGTGCGCGGCACATTCTCTACACTTTTCAGCGCATCATCTGGCGCCAGGTTGTTAACTTCCGTTTGATCGCCCATTGTTAAAATCTCCGGCCGTGTGGTTCAATCTTAGCCGCACACTAAAAAACCCGGCAACATGGCCGGGCCGTAAAGTCTGCAGCTGCGCCAATCAGTAACGCGGCAGGATAAAAGCCACGCTGCAGGATCCGATCGGGCGCAGTTCGAAACCCTCGCCATAATCAAAGCGCCGGCAGCGTTGGCCAGTAAGTCCGAGGGCATCCTTAGCGGCTGTGACAATCTGCCGAGCCGTAGCGTCAGAGGGTAGTTCGTAAGACTCCCGCACAACCCAGGCGTAGTTGGCCTCAGGACTGAGGGCGTGATCCCAGCTAAGTAATTTGCGCCAGGGCTGGCACTGTGAGCGGCTCGAATCGCGCTTATGTGTGGCAACCACACGGGCGCCCCGATAAGGGGTCTCGTCTGTGACAGTAGCACGGCACCGGCCGCTGATCAATACCGGCAACGCCAGCCGAGCATCCGACAGACTCTCAGCCAGCTGGCATCCGTGATCCAGTCCGGGCGGTGTACGGATGCGGTGACGCCTAGGGCATCCTCACCGGCAAGATCACACCAGAACGACGAAAGCCAGAAATCTGCGCCAGGGTCCAGCGTTATCCAGCGCGGCACGCGGTCGCCGTCACCTTCCGCGCTGCAGCCAGCCAGCTTGTCCGCAAGGTCTCGCAAATCCCACACAGAGTCACAATACTGATCGACCGGGGATCCCAGCCAGTCAAGCCAGCCAGATTCCGCGTAGTCTCCCTGTTCTGCGGACTCTGCTGTAACGGTTTCGTAAGTAACGCGGAAGGTGCCGCGCGGTTCTGTGGTTCTGAAAATTGCCATAGGGTCGGATGCCCTTAACGACCCCCGCATCATCGCGCCAGGTGCGAGCCTCGCTAGCCCTCTGTTGTGTAACTTCACAATCCGGCCCGACCGCTTGCGGCTGCTGCTACTGTGCCAGAGCACAGCCACACCACGGCACTATGACCACAC